CATGTACTGTAAAAAAAAATAAACTAAAAAATTACATATACTATTAGCATTGCACTTTTTAGGAGTAATAGCTTGTGATAAGGAAGACTTCGGCGGCGAAACAACAGAAGCTATAATTGACAAAAATGATAACTTTAAAATTGTAGAGTTAAAAGGTTATATTCCGACTGTAGGTACAAGAAGCGGCGGCACAAGGCCAGTATTTTATAGAAATAGTCTTACCACTAGCAACTACCTACAAGGCGGAAATTCAGATTATGCTCTTACACAAAACGCATTCAATAAAGATAGTGTAGATAATATCATCTTTAAAAGAAGTGGCGTCAACGCAACAGTATCAGGTGTACCACACGGAACCTACACAGTAGTAGTAAATTTCAAAAACGGTACTACACATGAAGATGAGTACTATGTTAAGCAAGGGCCAGATTACTATGTATTCTATCCTGGCGGGACAAACTACTACACACAAATAAATAACTTTGAAACTTTAGTAAAACAAGATAGTGTAGTTACAAGCTACTATGACTATGAGTTTGGAAAGATTAAGGATAAATTTGAGTATAAGATCATAGCGGTAGATACAGTTACTTATGTAGACATACCTTCTCGAATTAGTAACTCTCCAACATTTAATATGTTACATATAATGTAGTCAAATTCGGGCGGGGAATTTACAAAGAAAAACAAAAAATAAAAATGATAATACCTAAAGGATATATAATCACTGATAAATGTTGTGATAAAACTCGGTTCTATGACACCTTTGAAGACTTTCCTGCTACAGGATTAGTATCTCGACTTTATGTAGATAAGGAAACAAGCACTATTTATGTTTGGGATGGTAGTGAGTATATTAGTGCAGATAAATTCCACACTAACATAGTAGGTACAGCACCTTATGATCCATTGTTACCTTTGGCTGGGTGGGTAGCTCCTAGTGGGCCTATTACAGGGAATACAGTAGAAGTGAAATTCACTGATGGAACAGTGGCTAATTACACATTTGATGGTACAGATTGGGTGTTGGATTTTGCGGATGAGTGGTTTGAGAAAAGAATTTGTTTAAACACAGCGACGCCAACATTCACACCATCTAATTTACTAATGCCAACTGTTGCAGAAGTACAAGCATGGACACTTGCAAATGTAGCAGAGAAAGATAGGCTAAACGGAACTCATGTAGTATATTTTATTGCGGGTCAAGGTGGGGATTGTGAGAATCCTGATTATACTTGGGTATTAAACAAGGGATCTGAATTAGTGACGAGAACACAAAATTCAATACTTACATTACCAAATTATACCGCACTAAGAACCCTTACAAAGTACAACCACGATATTGTAATAGTTGACGATTGGACTTATACAGGTCCTGACGGAAATACTTATACTACTTTGGGTGGTGTGTTCAAAAGAATACATGATCGTACAATTACAGAAAATGGAGGTACTAATATTATAGGATTAGACGGAACTAAGTGGGAGCGAGATTGGGATAAAATCCATGTGCAGCCTGAATGGTGGGAGTGTGGGGGTAAGAGTTTCAATGGTGTTAGTTATACATCTAAAAATACAAGTGCAGATGGCATATACAACGATAGAGATAGGATAAATTCAGCAGCACAAGTAGGAAGTGTAATAGAACTTACAGAAGGCAAAATTTATGAGATTGACATTACTGTAGGATTAAATAATCATATTTTTAATATGAATAGGGCTACCTTAAAAAGGTATGCTTTTACAAATAGTGTATTAACTGCAAACTTTGCAATCGGGAATACATCACTAACCGTATCAGACGCAACACCTTATAGGGTAGGGCAGCGTATTGCAGTTATGGATGATTCTGGTACTTATGCTGGTATATTAACAGATAATACACATGTCAATGAGTTTGGGGTAACCAACGTGCTTACAATTACAAGTATTGTGGGTAATGTTATCAATGTAAGCGTAGCAGGCACGGTAAATAACACCTATGTATCAGGTGATAAGGTAGTAATTCTTTGTACGATAATTAATGTTGGTAGTGAAGGGGCACAAATTTATAACGGCAATATTGATGGTAATAGAGACGACTATCCCATACAATGGTGGAACTCGCAATATGTAATTACAGGCAGTGGGTTTGAGAATGAAGATATGTTTGTCGTTAAAAACTTATATATTAAAGATAACACAGGTGAGTGCATTGGTGTATCTACAGGTATTATTGAGAACGTAGTTCTAGAAAACTCTACAGGTTCTATGGTGCATATTGGTGCACTTGAATTAATAGGAATTAGTGAATTAGGTGGAAGAATATTAAATTGTGTGGCTAAGAATGTATGTCAGTCCAATGTGATGACTGGGCCTGGCGGTTTGTATAAAAACCATAATGAGGGAGCGATTACTTTTTCTGTAAACTCAAAAAATTGGGTAATAGATGGATTACGTGTGCATACGTCAGGAACTGGAGCATTAGGGAATCTTGATGATAATGATGATAATATTTCACTGTTAAATTCTTATGCAGAAAATTGCCAATTTGTAATACCTGCTATTGGCGGAAGTACACCTTCGGATGATGGACTAATATCTAATATTAAGCTAATAAATAATATATTTGTTGATTGCGGGATGTTATATGGAGTCTCATCGGGGCAAACAAAAAGAAATTTAACAATAAAAGATAATCGTTTTATAAACACAATGTTTGTATTTTCTAATCTTGATGGGTTTGAATTTATAAATAATTACGTAGAAGATACAGGCACGTTTACATGGGATTATACTAATATCTATGGTACTATGAATTCTAGTGTAGGTATTAGATCATATTTCTACATAGGTGCAAATAACCAAATAAACAATGTCAAAATAAGTGGCAATACTTTTATAGGTAGAAAAGTAGGTGATGAAGCAGTTTACACTAATGGGATATTTATACCATTGGTGTCTGCCGTAAATAACACCACAGACCAAGGCTTCTTTACATTGCATAAAAATATTGAAATATCAAATAATAGTATTCAATATTTCCCTAGAGGAATAGCGTTCTCACAATCTTATGTTGTAGTAGTATACAAAGAGTATCAAAATATTAAGATAAATAATAATGTAGTAAAAATGAATAGCACTGTAATAGCTTCGCAATGGGCAGTTATGGCGCTACCAGGAATGGAATGCTACGATAATATATTAATAGGACAGCAAGGAGGGAGACAAGGTGCGGATACATTTGTGGCGCATGTAATAGGATTATTCAATGGCAGTTTAAATATTGCTACAAATAGAGGCGCACAATTTTACAATAACAAGACGATTGGCACTAATGTAACACCCGTAACGGTCGGTCAAAATCAATGCGATAATAAATGTCTTGTGTACAATAACGTAACTAATGCAGCAATACAAGATTTAACTGGTGGATTGAGTACTTTTTTTAATAATACTGTTAGTGCCAATACAAATATTTTAGACTAATGATAAGACAATGATGACAATATGGCAAACAAAATATTAAAAACAAATTATATATAAAAATAAACACATGAAATATTTAGCATTAATTATAAGCTTTTTATTCTTTTTAAGTTGTGAAAAAGAAATAGTTACTAAACCTAAAGAAGATACTAAAGTAGAATTAGTGTATTTAAACTGTAATGATAAGGTAGTAATAGATACAGTTTATGGTCCACGGGCGGGGGCAGGAGTAATACTGTATTTAACAAGTTTAAGTACGGACAATGCGTTGATTTTGGGCGCACCAAGAAAGTTCGTAATTTACAATCAAGCTAAGATAAAATACATCAAATTTACAGGTACGGGCGGACCTGCATTTGGTCAAAATAATATCTTACATTATCCGTATTTTGCAGAAATATTATTTACTAATGATAGTATAGGATATGATACAGTAAGTATTGGATACACGAATGGTCAAAACTTCATGCATACCCCTGACATATCCAACAACTTACTATCTAGCAATCACACTAAATACAAGGTCACTTACATAGCAGGGAGAAATGCTAAGACAGAAAATGTTTTGAGAAATCAAACGGTTAATTTATCTGAAATGTCAATATTTTATGATAATGAAACAGATCCGGTAGTGGTAAACAGATTGCAGCCTACGCATAAGGGGACCAATCGGTTTTCGCCGGACAACAAGTATTAATTAACATTTTTTAAATAGAATAAAATGCGTACCCGTTGCAAATTATTTATCTTTAAAAAAATAGAACAGATGATCGACACCTTTAGAGGAACATTGTTCGCGGATATATTTCATTTGAAATCAATCCCGGACATTTTAGTAGGGTTTTTGCTTAGTTTGGTAGGTGGAGTAATAGGATACTTTACCGATATGATTAATGCGAATAGTAATGCATTTGCGGCTATTGCGTTGCTTGTGTTCGCAGATTTCGCCGCCGGCGTCGGGAAGGCGATATCAACCAAGACATTCGAGACCAAGAAAGCACTGAAGGTAGTGTGGTATTTTGGTGCTTATAGCGCATTGCTTGCTGTTATGTTAAGTATTGAGAAAGGATTCCAATATGCATCATGGATGGCGGAAGCAGTTATACTGCCTATACTTACTTTTCAGGTTATTTCATTTTTAAAGAATCTTTCTATTATAGGTCTTTTACCTAAAGGTGTATTGTTAAAGATACTAGAGAATATTGATAATTATAAGGACGAACTTATTCCTAAACCAGGCGATATTGATCCACAACAACCAATAGAGCCACAACCACAACAATAATGGACCAATTATCATTACAAAGAATAGCAACACTTCACCCAAAACTAAGGGAGAAGGCAAGAATGGACTATGAAGGTGCAAATGGTCTTCTTGGCAAAGGCGTAAGACTTAGAATCTCTTACGCCTTACGTAGTTTTGCTGAACAGACGGCGCTATATGCGCAGGGAAGGCAAACATTAGCGGAGATCAACAGATTACGAAAGATCGCCGGTATGAATCCTATCGGGGCAGCGGAAGCAAAAAATAAGGTTACTAACGCACAAGCAGGATCGTCGTATCACAATTATTCTTTAGCATGGGACATAGTATTATTATACGACAAAAATGGCGACGGTGTGTTCGAAGAAGCATCTTGGGACTTAATAAGAGACGGGGATAAGGACGGTACGTCTGATTGGCTAGAAGTGACTAAGTATCTTGTCGATCGTGGATGGCAGAACGGATTTTGGACAAATGGTAAGCATTGGGATAAACCACACTTCCAATATACGTATGGATTATCGATTAAAGACTTACAGGCGAAGTACAACGCAAAAGATTTTATCACAGGTACTACTTATGTGAAAATCTAAAATTTTAAAATAAATTAAAAATTAATATTTATCTTTGCAACATTATTTAAAATTAAATAGATGACAGGTTCAGATAACCTTATAAAATATACAGGCCCAAGCATTCCCGAATTAGGAATAACTAATGGTATGCCATTGGACACCGTATTAAATAGGGTTACGACTGCGATAGTAGAAGTAAGGAATCAGAAAGTGACACTAGAAGGAACTCAAATGTCTCCTATCAGTGCAATTGAGCAGACTTATCAAAAAGCTACTAATATTACAAGTGATAACATAAAGCTAAATGGCTATTATGAGATAGGTACATCGATGGCGACACAGCCTTTCTTAAACAAGTCATTTCAGTACAGCATAGATTTAGTGGGGAGTAATTTAACGTATAGTTTTAACTACAACTCGATAAAAGATGATCTGCCTGCAAACTATAATTTAATCTACATAAGAACTACTGCGTCATCACTACAAAATAGCAATCCAAATACATTAATCCAAGACAACGATAAATTAGCGGGCGTAATATCAATACCATTTGACAAATTGCCGGCGAATGTAAAGACTGATATCAGGTTTAATACACCACAAGGAGACATACTTCTTAGTAGTACTAATCCAATTATTTCTGCGGTAAAATCAACAGGAACAATCGTATTAGATATAAAAGATTTAACTACTAATAAAACGAGTAATTCTTCTATAACTGACTGGTCAAAAGCAGTATCAGCGCAGGTAAATAATATCAATAACATAAAGAATCAACTTGATCAATTTTCATTAAGTGGATTTGATAATGTTCCTGAACAGAAAGGGATATTTAATTGTATTGGCGCATTGTCATCTATATGTGATGGTATGATCAAGAACATCAACGATCTAGGTACGGTTACATTACCGGATTTTGGTACTTGCGCCGGCGCAACAACAGGCACACCGCAGGAAGCCATAGATTCATTATCTGCGGCATATAAGAAGCAGGTAGAAGAAACAAATACTTTGCGTAATCAGATAGCAGATCAAACAAAACAGATCAGTAATTTACAAGGCTTTTATAGTAGCATAGTAAATAGTCAAAGTGGCGGCTCATTGAGTACACAAGAAATAACAGGAACACCTTCAGATGGAGGAACAGTGGTAATAACAGGTGGTGGATGTCCAGGTGGACGTTGCTCCTGACAAAGATAAATTCGTCTCATTTTCCAAAGAGGGTTGCGAGGATAAGTCCTCGTACCCTTTTTCAATTTAAAGACATATCGTAATGGACAAGATTAGAGATCATATAGGAATGTTGAAAACGCTTGCAGAAGATCCAAGCGTACAACCACAACATGCAATAGCATACACTAATAAAATGGCGTATTATGCATTGCTAGTATCGAAAGATACCTATATATTCAATATGCAAAATCAGGTAGGATTAAAAAATAAACCTAGACATACTGAATACTTTATATCATGTATTGAGATGGAAGAAGCGGACCAAAACGAATGTGCCTGCGCTCCAAACATAGAGTGTACATGGATGCGATCAGTGGATTTCCTGCCTAAATTTAAGGGAGAAAAACTAGGAGTAGTAAAACCGGTTGATACGATCAATACAGATGACTATGGCTTTATACATTGGAATGATGCATATGATCTTAGAAACTCTAGGCATAGTGCAAGGTTAGACAATAAGTATTCGATCAGAAATGTATTAGGTAAACAAAGGCTGTATATCCACACACTAAAAAAGGTAAAACCGCAATACGTATCGATATTGGCACCTTTTGACGATATTTCTTCGTTGTCAGAACCCGATATCTGTACTATCTCATAGTATTTT